CTATCATCGAATGAATAACCAACAGCGGGAATTTTCAACTCATGTTGTTCGCAGACTTTCTCCATCTGCATACGACGTGATTCATAGGTTTCCCTACCATGTGCAAACCATTCATGCATCGCGCCTTCCACACAGGAAATTGCGACTTCTATTTGGGTTGCTTCTTTAGAACGCACATTGGCGTGCAAGGATTTAAAAATGGACATTTCATCTAATGCCCCAATTTTACACCCTATCTCTGGGATGTAAGAAGAATTTCTTTTTAGGAAATCAGCTTCTTCATTTTTGAGAAAAAGACAAGTGTCACTGCTTTTGTCAGGTACAGTAATAACCATACCATAACGAGCTAGAAACACTCGGAATGTCTCAAAATTGAAATCTTTCCTATACTCTTCTTTCACACTTCCCTTGAGATCGTCCCCATAGGTAATAATGGCAACGCAATCCCGAAAAAGGGGTTTCGGAATTGCTGGTTTGGTACAAGCGAAAAAACCTAGTCTAACATAAATAGAACCAGCAGAACTGTTAATGTTGACTGTAATATTGTTGCCCGAGGTATTCATGCCATAAGCTTCAAGTAGCGTACCATTGTAGTCCAGTAGAGGATGAACCAAATCAGTCGCAAGCATTCGCATAATGTGCAGATCTTCTTCTAAATAACCTCCTATTTCTGCCAATTCAATATATGACAGTAATACAGCTGTGGTTATCTGTGAAGACATGCTCACATCATATTTTGCATGATCTAGAGCCAAAGCTTCATTGGCATCATATTTCTCTGCGTGATTCATAAGCTCTTCCCATTGATAGGAAAAAGCATTAACCCCCACGGCACTCTCAGAAACTTCTGGGTGCATGCTCAAGAAACGAGCAATTGGCAGAAAATATTTCCGGATCCAAAGTCCGAAAGCTACCGGTGCAGCTTGAAACACACGCACTTTATCCTTGCCGATTTTTGTTGGTTCGTCTTTTAACGTGGCTGTAAAAACAGGATAACCTCGTTTTCCACTTTTCCAACAACTCAGGAGGCGTTCCATTTCCTCTCTCAAAAGAGGTACAGGAATGCGATCCACGAGTTTTTCTCCATCACGAATCTCTTCGAAAAGCCTAGCTTTAGGGCCGAAGACGGGATATCCGCAACCAGTATCCATTGGTATTGCATCCAGAAATCTTTTACCGGGTACTCCCAGTATCATTTCACGCTCAGATAGTGGTCGAAAACCTTCTTTCACCTTCCAAGCCAACATCAATGGTTTCAAGTCACTCAAATAGTCCTGTCTTGCTTCCTCGAGAGCTAAAGGATCAAAGTCCTCGTTAGGATTGACAATGTGCTCTAGTGTAGCATTAAAAGCTCGCCAATTTGGTAGCAAAGCGGGTTTGTCCCAAATGTTAGGGACATCACAAATCTTAGCTACAGCATCGGACAACATGGATTTCTCCACTGAACTTTTCTGTACCGTACGCAATTGCGTACTCCCAAGCACATCAACAAAAGCTTTGGAATCAAGCTTTGAAGCCATACAGTGGGGATGGACTTCAGTAGATGGTAACACCACACGGTTATATTGCGTAGTGGGTAAAGTTGTCGCTTCAGCTGGCAACATTACTCCTGGTAACTTACTTAGGGCGCGAATCATCTCTTTCATCTTACCCTGAGTAACCGTTTGCATTACTCCATACTGCTGGTCTGGGTTCCCCCCAATGTGGAAACCAACCACAACTGGGTTCTTGGTCTCAGTAATCAATAAACCCATACATGAACCTTTCTTCGCATTTTTCGTGGTATAACTACCACCGAGAAACTCAAGATATTTGTGTGCGGTTTTACCGTATTGAACTGAAACTCGTTCACTCCTGAAAACGCTTAGATCCCTGCACAAAAAATTACATGTGCTTAGACCAACTGGATGAGATAAAGGTAACCACCCAATTCGTGTGATAAGATCAGGACATTTTTTAACGTCACAAACGACAATATCAAGATCCGTACCCATCACACAAAGTTTTGAATGTACCTCAAACCTGAAGACACCGCCTGGTCCATCATGTCGATATACAGTGACTTTCATTTTCTCAACCAAAGGTTTAGTCATGTTTATTTCCTCATGAAACATGTGTTTCGGAAAACAAGCTACTCCTTTCATTGGAAAATAGATGTTGCATTTGTAGATCTTACCCGATGGGTGCTCAAAAGCAGCCCAAAAAAGGTTGTTCTTCTTAAATGCAGAAGCCATCTGTTCTGCTGACATAGATGAAACTCCAGGAGGAGTTTTCAAAGTGATTCCCATACGTGTCATCATGGAGCCAAACCAACCAGGTTGGTCATCAGACATGTTGACAGCGTTAGGTTCAGTTGCTTCGGCTTTGGAATTAGCTATACGTTGCGAATTCCATAAACGAAACAATTTCAAACCAACAACAAGAGTGGAGACAATGAAAGCTCCCTTGACGAGTCTACCGTCTCGCAAAGCCTTCGCATGTGCGGGCAAAGCATCCCGTCTTTTCAAGTATTCATCCTGGTATGCTTTCATGCGCTCACGATGTTGAGCCCACATACCCATGGAAAAAATCCAAGAGCTAGCGACAGTTCCACAAATCATTGTCCTGTTGCGCGAGTAGATACTTAAGCCTACCAAACCACATGAAATTGCGCTTCCAATCCAATAATGGTATCTCAAATCGTACCACACTGCAGATTGTCGCCAAAATGTCATAGTACGGTGAAATACTTTGGATTCGAAAATCCATTCTGGCGTAAGAGCAACAATCCATGGAGTTGCTGTGCCATGTAGTATCGGATACATTTCTTTAGAAAGCACCCAAGTACTCAAACTCTTAATTGGTTTATACCCAAGCATAGAGTTCAAAAGAGCAACTGGACCCATCCAACGATTAACATAATCAATCGCGGATTGTTTCATTGCTCCGACAACAACATCACCGATGGAAGACATTCCGTGCGGTTCCACACCATCGGGATCAATAGTATCTCTCCATTCTTCCCTTTCCTCATCGGTGATCTCCCGCTTAGCACTGAACAAATTATCAGTTTCCTCATAGTATGGTTGCTCTAATTTCTTAGCCAATTGGTTGCCCGAAAGCAATTCAATTGGCGGAATATTGCAACTACACAAATCTGTAGGAAGTTTACATGTTGGACACATAATCATCTCATCAAATTCTTTAGATCTACTAATAACATTAGTCTGTGCTGCAGAATGTTTTTGTGCAAGGTGAACTAGGACTGTAAGATATTCCTTTAACGACATGTCAATACAGTCATAAGGTTCTTCTTGTCCTGGTAGTTGTACTTGCATGATACGAAATTTATAAAATTCTCTGCCTTCCTTGTTCTCGTAGATAAAACACTCTTCGAGATCAATATTCCAGACATCTTTCGTCAATTTCGCACCAACCAATTCAGGGTGATCTGTATTGAGAGACACAGATCCTGGTTTACGGTATTTTTGCTGCACCCTTACTCGCGTGTGTACAAATCTACGTAAAGCTGCTTCTGGTTTGTTAGCGAATAAACACACGTTGTAATCTATGAAATTTGAAGTCAGAACTCCGACTTTAAAATCAATGAACACAATTCCTTTAGCATTAAGTTCCGCTTTCACGGCTTGTGCAGCCATGTTGTTAAAAAACTTAATAATAATGTCTGTGGGTGATACCACTGTGAATTCGACTTTTCCTGCTCCAACATCATCCATAAACATTCCAAGAATGTCTGTGGTATATGTTGAATCGTACTTGTCGAACATGTCCTTAGTGATAATACGATTGGAATCATATGAGAATCCCATCGCATTTAGACATGTTTTCATCACAATTTTTGCTAATGTGGACTTACCCACACCAGATGCTCCTGTGATTCCTACACCAAAAGGTGCGAACCGAATTGCTGTGTTACGATGTTTACCAATAATACGTTGTTTGATGTTGACAAGTTGTGAGTAACGTTGTTGAAGCCAAAGTGCTGTAGGACCAGTATCTTTAACTTTCTTCATTTCACAAACTTGCTGTAGAACATTATCAACTTTATGGTCGAAATCATTGATTTCGCCACCGTTTCCAGCAAGGAAATGCTCAGCATGTGCCAAAACATAGTCACAATCTTCATTGAACTTCTGCATTTTGGCATCAGAGTAGAGCAAGGGCATGAGTGATTTTTCTTCAAACACTCTATACCCGGTGTCAGCAACCCAAGTAAATGTTTTGATAGCAGCATCAATAACATCTACAGCTTTGAGTTGTTGTTTCGCGGCCTCCAAAGATACAAGTTGTAACCCGAAAGGAGACCATTCTATTTGCTTAATTGAGCAAACAGAAAGGGACATAGCGGCAGTTAACAAATATGAGACTTTTGTAAAAACAGTGTTGGTTTTAAACAAATCCCATTTTTTGAGAACATCATCCGCTTCCCACGCTTGCACATCAACTTCTGTAGCAGGACACTTTTTGGTAACTTCATCAATAAGTTCCAAAATTTGTTTAAGGACAGAATTTTTAGTGTTCATCTTTATGTATGCTGCGATTGCAACAAACACATCGGCGAACGATTGTGCGCGCATAACTTGGAAACTCATTATCACAACGTTTTCCAAGTGTGAAACCCACTCATTCATAAGATCTGAATCATCAGAACTCCCAACAATATCTTGAATCATCTCAAGCATAGGTGTTAGTTCATTAGAATCTTCTTCAGAAAGAGAGGGGGGTTTAGCGTCTAGCACAGCACGTGCTAGTATATTACGCTCTTCCCGCTGAAGATCAATTTCAGCAGGCTCGTGTTCCATAGAATCTGGTATAAATTCCTGGTCACTCTCTTCGCCATTTGCAACGGCATCATCAGCATGAGGCTGAACTGTTTTATGTTTACAGTTCTTGGCACGCAACCACTTCTTCTTCTTGTTGGTCTTGTGATTATGCGGTGCTTGTGACTTTTTTACCCACGCCTGGGTTCGGAACTCTTTTTCACGAGTTCCAATATCGTTTTCGTCCTGTGTCGCGGGACTGGTTCCATGATTAGGGCCATCAGTTGCCTGAGTCACCCTAGTAGACATATCGTTTTGATCTTGAGGTTGCATCATGGTTTGCTGAAAGTGTCACTAGTAAGCTCTAGCGTGACATATTTCTAGCCTGTCAAGGCCGGGAATGTTCTCTTTAGTTTTCGATAGAACAGACAAGAAAATACGATTGGCGACATGTTTTCTTCAAATATAATAAATATGTGCAGAATGCCTATTTGACTCACTAGCCAGTAGCGGTTAAAAAAACAGTTTAGATTCTTTGACATAGTAAAATGCATATTATGTATAAAATACAATGGGTAGAGGCAATTTTACTGAATATAACTGTAATTTCCCGAGAGTCTACTTCAGCAACGACTACTGGAAATACACTTAAAAAGTGTATCTTTCTATCTTAGTGGTTAATTATCAAATATTGTTAGAATATCTTCCGAATCACGGCTTATATATGCGTGATTCGTAGAAAAGTATATAATGCAATAAGAGACAATTAAAAGGTCTCGATTCTGCGAGATATTATTTTTACAAATAACATGTGGCATAAGTGGAAGGATTTTAACCTTCCGAGTTGGAATGTAACATACTCGTATGTTAATGGGAGACGCGACTCCCAAATCCATTGTCATGTGTTTGATGTGAAATCAAACTAAAAAGCGTTTTGGTGTATTTCAATTACCTTAAAAGGTTGACGATTCGTCTTAGAAAGACATACGTCCATTATGATACGTTCAAAAAGAACGTGCTATAAGAAATACGAATAGCTGTACACAACCTGCGGTGTGCGCTGAACATGTAATATTTTTTACCCGTGAGGGAGGTGTTATTATCACCCGAAAAAATATAGCAGTATTAAAATATGTGAATGTCAATAAATTGACAAGACACATACTTCAACACAACTACACCATGGAACCCATACGTCAGATAAAACTGACGTATGGG